TCCAAAAATTGTTCCAACACGTCCAGTACTCATCAATCCAGTGTTACCTGCTTTGTCAGCTTCTACGAAAGTATCAATATTCATTAAATCTGAATATTGTTCTTCTCCTAAAAGATAGTCAGTAGGTCTGTAATCTTGCGCTCGTACATCATAGATAGATTCTACAATATTAGCAATTGTTACTGCATCGCCACCTGCTGTGGTTGCGTTTGCATCATCCAATTGTCCTAGAACTAAGTTAGTCTCATTTTCAGCAAAACGTCTTCCTGCTGTTTTAATGTTTCTATTAAGTAATTCTACCTGTGAATCTTCTATCATTTCTCTAGTGATTCTAATTGCTACACCGTATTTAACTGGTGTAAAACTAACACTATCGAAACTGATATTATCTAAAGGTACTTCTGCTCCTTCGCTAACTTCCCTGACATCCATTGTATTAGGTGATTCTAAGTCTAAGTACATTGTGCTACCTTTAAACTCAGATGGTCCTATTACAAATGCTGCCATCTCTCGAGGAATCAAATTCTTTTCTGCTTCTTCAATTACTTTTGGTAAAATTAGTTGCGGAATAAGACTCTGTCCTGCTGTTCCGTCAGCTCGACTTATATACTCGTTTAATTTACTCATTGCCATTTTACAAGTTTAAATTAATAAGAGAGTATAATGCTGTACCAGATGCAGATGTAGTTAAAGCTCTTCCTATTGGCGTATCCAATAAAACATTTGTACCACTATCAGTTCCTCTCCAGTTACCTACACATCCCGATTCATTGTGATGAACTAATGCTCCACCGGAAACAATTTCTCCGGCTGCACATAGATATGCTCCTCTTGTTGCTACTGTAACCCACTCGTCTGATCCAGCGTTATTAATCGCCATACCATTACAAAGTTGGTCATCAATAGTACCGAATGCTGTTAAATCAGCTGATTGGAAAGACTCTACTCCAGATACTACTAAAGCTGTACCAGAAAATGCTACCCATTGACCTCCAGAAATTACCTCTAATGCTTTTGCTGTAATCGTTCTAGGGACTCCGCCATCTAAGATAGCTTGTGCTCCTAATGGATTACTTAATACTAATTCTGTTGTCATTATTAATAAACATATGACTTCCTCTGAATTCCAATTGAATTATGTCCTTCTGTAAAAACATAATCTCCTTTTTCTTCAACTTTGTCTGCTTCCTCTTCCTCTTCTTCCTCTTCTTCCTCAGGTTCTTCTTTCTTATCTTCCTTAGGTTCTTCTTTAGTTTCCTCGTCAGCGTCGGCTTCCATAAGTGCAAGTTTCTTTTTCTTAGCTGCGATTCTCAATTTTGCAATCTTCTCGTCAACTTTCTTTTCCTCTTCACTTACTTCTTCTTCTGGCTCTACTTTAGTTTCTACCTCTTCCTTTGGTTCTTCTTTAGATTCTTCAGGTACAGTCTCAGTTGTTTTTTCTTTTTCTGTCATATTAAACCTCCTTTCATTTTTTGTTGAATTTTCAATTTTACTTGAATGTGATTTGTAGGCACTATCAAGGGCCATACTAAAAGTTGCTCCACCATCTGCTGGAACTGCTACAACGCTTAATTCTTTGAAGTCTATATTGTGTGGAATAATATCTCCGTCTTCTGTTTCTTCAATGTCTTCAGGTTTAACATGAGCACCTACTGATACTGTATTAAGTAATTTGTCCTTGATTAATTGTTTTACTTTAGTATCTTTGACCACTGCGCTGAAAGGAATATTTCTTAATGATTCGTCCCAATGTGCTACATTTACCTTTCCTACTATTGAATCTACAGAATTATCATGATCTTTAAGAAGAGGTACTCCAATCAATGTACTAGCTGCTTTACTTAATTCCTCGCCAATAAACTTATGACCGTTTGATGTAGTTGTTTCGTTTATAGCGATTCCGTTAATTGTAAAATCTCCATCTAACTCTGCACTAGACTGAATAGGTACAAAGTACTCTAACATTAATCCTTCTTTTTTGTCTGCCATGTAAATAACCTATCTATTTAAGAAAAAAGTTATTTATATTTGTTGATTTATTTTATATATATTAAAAAGAATCAGTCAATTCGCAAAGTAATCACAGTTTCAGCACTATTTGGACCACTTACTCGAATATCTAGCGTCTCATCTAGCACAAATTTATCGAATTGGTCTTGTACTATTAAGTTTGTTTGTGCTCCTTGAAGTACTGCTCTTGGTGCATAATAAACTATTCCCTTGTGCATTGCATTGTGAAATATCAAGTAGCCAAGTGAACTAGTAATCGTAACAGAGATAGTTTCTTTTGAATCTACTATTACACTGTTAAGTTTTCCCATTACTCTTGGTGTTTCAAATGTCTCGTTGTCCATCTTGATACGAAATTCTTTTTCTCCCATTATACTTCAACTCTCCTGAATATTTTATGTCTAGTAGTGGTTTGTTTGTTTTCTCCTGTTATTCCTTCTTGATATTCTCGATTGCCCATTAATCCAGGGATTGTTCCTTGTAGTGCATTAGACCGACCTAGATTCATTTGTTGTGCGGCACTTAGGCCTATTTTTGGGATTACTTGAGTACTAACTGCTGAACCGTTTTTTACTGCGTATTGTAAGTCTCCACATCCTGGCTGATATGTTACCCTCTGTTTTGTGACTGGATCTAAATAAATACTCATCCTTCTAAAAATGCTTTCTGTCTTAATTTAATTTGCTTTTGAGTGAACTCGTGAATACATTGACCACATACCCACACTTGATTCATATAACAAATAGCTTTACGTTCCTTACATTTCGCACACATAGGAATAGTATCTTCTGTTATTTGTACCATTTAATCTACTAGTCCGACTATAGAACATCGGCACATACTGTGAGCTGGAGGAAGATTTACCCCTGTTTGACCGTCAAGGGTTTCGAATACTTGACCGTCTAGTCCTTCACAGATAGGACAAGTTCTTTCGTCTAGTGCAGTAAGCCATCTATAAGATTTAATTTTGTTTTCTGCGTATAAGTCTTTTAGTCCTTGGTTTGCTAGTCTTACTGTTTCGGTTCGAGCTATGTTAATTGGTCGCTTACTTGCGGATAGTGTTACTTTACTTGTTCCGTCTTCATTAAATTTTACTCTATCTTTTAACTTAATTGAACGGTCTATATCTTTTTCTATCTGAGTGATTGTTTTGTTTTTCTTGAAGCCATCCTTGAGGATAATTCTTAATTTGCTTACATCACTTTTTGGTAATAATCCTTCTGCTAATTGAAATTCAGTAGTAGCTAGTAGTTCTTCAAATTTATCTATTCTAAGGTTTTGTAGTATCTTAACCAAGTAATCTGAATAATTAAAACCGGCTAACTCTTTAACGTTTACATACTGAGATATTTTCATGTTTCCTTTTTCTGCATCTGTTAGAGTAGGTTTACACTTACTTACTAACTCTATTTTTTTCTGTTGGGCGGTTGATTTTACGTTTAAATCAGGCTTTTTTGACTCCTTGATGTTCTGTTGGGCGGTTTGCTTGGCTGTTTTCTTTGCACCTGGAACTTCTGGTTGTTTAATGTTCTCTTCGTCCTTTCGGGCTTGGTCTACTTGCTTTTTTAATTCTTGTTCTTCTTGGTCTACTTTTTTACGAGCATCTTCTGGTGTTGGTAATTTATCTACTACATCTAGTTCCATTATTTCTGCGTATTCTATTTCAAGGGCTGCTCTTAATTCTGGGGATATATCAAACAGTCCTAATGCGTCCTTAATAGTAGTGAGTCTAACAGTCTTTTCTTCTTCGCCTGGTAGTTCCCAAATAAACTCTACTTTGCCGTCTAGCTTAGGAGAATTGTTTCGTAATACTGGTCTTAGTATTTGGTCTTCAATTATCTCTTCTATCATTGTTCTCAACGAGTGAGTAAATCTTAACCAGCCTTTGTCGTTAGTCTTTGCCATTCCTTCTGGGTTGTTTGAAACACCTAAGACACTCATAGGTAAATTCATTCCTAGTGCTAATTGTTCTAAGTCGTGTTCTGCTGCTTTTGTTAAGTTGTCTGCTACTCCTGCAAAGTCTATTAAGTTCATTTCTACATTTGCATCTGTTACCCACTCAGTAGAATTGTTCATAAATTGTAAATTTGTTTTAAATGCGTCTAA